AATAGCATATGAAGCAGATCTACTAGTTGAGCAACTTGACAGGTCAGGCGATACTCTTAAAAAGTATACGTTCAGAGGTTCATATCCACAAGATATGTCACCTATTGATTTGAATTATGGTACAAACGATGAGATCGAAAGATTTACTATAACTTTCGCTTATCAGTACTATGAAACTGACACTACAACTTAAGTAATAAATAATAGGAGAGCGCAAGCTCTCCTAACTTAAAAGGAATATTATGGCTGACGGTACACTAAAAATATTTGGTTTTGAAATAACGAGGACGAAGGACAAACAAGCAATTAAGTCCATCGTTCCGCCACGTGATGATGATGGTGCAGGTTATGTGAGTTCTCCTTCATATGGTTCACACTATGGACACTATATCAATATGGAAGGTGATGATTCAAAAGACAATGTTCAACTTATATTAAAATATCGTGGATCCGCTATGCATCCAGAAGCAGATGCTGCGATTGAAGATATTGTGAATGAAGCGATTACATCTGGTGATATGAAACCACTACTTACTTTAAACTTAGACAGAGTTCCAGTAAGTGCTACAATTAAAAAGCAAATGCTTGAAGAATTTGATAATATCTATAACATGTTAAATTTTAAAGAATTAGGACATGACATTTTTAGAAGATGGTACATTGATGGTAGACTATATCATCACTTAGTAGTTGATGAAACGAATTTAAATGCTGGTATTCAAGAGATAAGATATATCGATTCAGCAAAGATACGTAAAGTAAAACAGATTAAAAAGAAAACAGATCCTGCCACAGGTGCAAAGCTTGTAGAAAAGGTTGATGAATTTTACATTTATCAAGAAAAACCAGGCAATCAGGCAGGAGCAATAAAGTTAACTGGTGATTCAGTAAGTTACTGTACATCAGGTTTACTTGATGAACACAGAAAGAGAGTTGTTTCTTTTTTACATAAAGCATTGAAGCCAATTACACAATTAAGAATGATGGAAGATTCTTTAGTGATTTATAGATTGGCAAGAGCACCTGAAAGAAGAATGTTTTATATTGATGTAGGTAACTTACCGAGAGGTAAAGCCGAACAATACATGAAAGATATAATGGCCAAGTATCGAAACAAACTCGTATACGATGCTAAGACTGGTGAAATACGTGATGATCGTAAACATATGTCTATGCTGGAAGATTTTTGGCTACCGCGAAGAGAGGGTGGACGTGGAACAGAAATATCTACATTACCCGGTGGAGAAAATTTAGGACAGATTGAAGACATCATATATTTTCAAAAAAGATTATATAGATCTTTAAATGTTCCGTTAAACAGATTAGAACAAGAACAACAGTTTTCGTTAGGTAGAGCAACTGAAATAAGTAGAGATGAATTAAAATTTCAAAAGTTTATTGATAGATTAAGAAATAGGTTTGCTACTTTTTTCTACGATATACTAAGAAAACAATTAATAATGAAAAATATTATTACTGATCAAGACTGGCAGACTTGGAAGAATGAAGTCAATCTTGATTTTACTCGTGATAATCACTTTTCAGAATTAAAAGAAGCAGAATTACTCAGAGAAAAGATACAAACTCTCGATCAAATACAAAATTATGTTGGAGAGTACTTTTCTAAACAGTGGGTACAAAAGAATATCCTTCTATTTGATGATGCAGAAATTGAAAGAATGGATACAGAAATTGCTGCAACACAACAGCAAGAACCAGAAGATGATCAAGGAGCAATATAATGTCTGAAGAAAAACAAATGCCTGATAATGTAGATACAATTGACGATTTAGTTAAATACTCATTGGCACAAGATTACAATAAAGCAAATGAAGTTTTTGGAACTGTCATAACTACAAAACTTGCAGATGTATTAGACCAAGCAAAGGTAAAACTTGCAGGTCAAATTTTTAATGGAGACCCTGAAGACCTAGAAGATCCACTAGAAGATGAAGATTTCGAAGAGACTGATGAAACCGAAGAAGATGAAGGTGAAGAAGTTGAAGACGAAACTGAAGAAGAAGTAGAGGATGACGAAGAAGAAGTTGAAGGCAATCCTGTATAAAACTTCAAATGTATAAATATAGTTAGTATGAGAACTTTTACACAACTTAGAGAATTGGCAGGTAGAAAGCCATCAGGTCAAATGGTCTTTAACAAAAAGATCAAAGGCGTTAAAGCAATGATACATAAAGAAAAAACTGGATTTGTTGCTTATATAGATGGTGATAGACTTGATGTATATAAATCTCAAAAAGAAGCAGAAAAAGCTATAACAGAATTTATGAAACAATATAAGTAGGTGTACATATGAAACTAATATCAGAATTTACCGAAAACGATATAGAATTTATTACCGAGCAAGATAAAAAGACTGGTAAGAAAAACTATAGTATTAGAGGTATATTCGCACAAGCAGAAAAAAAGAATCGAAACGGCCGGATATATCCAATGGCTATCATGGAAAAAGCTCTTAATAAATACAATACAGAGCAAGTAGAAAAAGGTAGAGCAGTTGGTGAATTGAATCACCCTGAAGGACCGACCGTTAATTTAGATAAAGTTTCTCACAAAATCAATAAACTTGAATTTCAAGGTAATGATATTGTGGGTGAAGCATCGATATTGGAAACCCCGATGGGACAAATTGTAAAAGGTTTACTCGACGGTGGCGTTACATTCGGTGTATCGACTCGTGGTATGGGAAGTTTGAGCCAGCGCAACAACGCAATGGTCGTTAATGACGATTATATTCTAAACGCGGTGGATATCGTGCAAGATCCATCTGCACCTGGAGCTTTTGTTAATGGAATAATGGAAGGTGTTGAATGGGTTTGGAATAACGGAATTGTAGAAGCACAAACAATTGAAAAAATGGAGACTGAAATTAAAAAGGCTCCACGGACTAATCTCTATGAGACAGAGGTTCGTGAGTTTAAGAATTTCCTCTCAATATTAAAATCAAAATAAGGAGTCAAGAATGACTGATAAAAATATAGAAAATCAGGACGTGGAACTCCAAGAGAGTGAAGAGGAAATCTCTGAAACATCCCATGGCGGGATGAAACACGATCCTAAGAATGCTGAAGCTCAGTCAATTGCTGCAACTGATAAAGCAGCTGATGCTACAGGTTCTGCAGGCGCAAGAAGTATGGCCGGTGGAACTGCAAAAGATAATACTAAAAAAGACCCAATGCCAAAGACTAAAGCTGGATTAATTGCTGCTATGGTACATCACATGCAAGGTAAAAAGAAAGAAGAACTGATGCAGATGTATAAAGATGATACTGATTCAGAAGCTTTTGAGGGCGAGCCAATTGCTGAAAAGCAAGAAGTTCAGGTTGAGGTCGATTTTAAAGATGATCTTAAAGCATTAGTCGCTGAAGAAGCAACATTGTCTGATGAATTCAAGCAGAAAGCAGAAACTATTTTTGAAGCTGCAATCAATACAAAAGTAAATGCAGAGATTGACAGGCTTGAAGAAAAGTATAATGAAGAAGTAGCCGAAGAGATTGAATCTACTAAGGCAGATCTCGTAGAGAAGGTTGACAATTATTTAAATTACGTAGTTGAAAACTGGATGGAAGAAAACAAATTAGCTATCCAAAATGGTTTAAGAACTGAGATTGCAGAAGACTTCATGAGTAAAATGAAAGATTTATTCACTGAGTCATATATCGAAGTACCAGAAGGAAAAGTTGATTTAGTCGACGATCTGGCTGATCAAGTTGAAGAGTTAGAGGCAACTGTTAACGAATCAACTCAGAAAGCAATCGACATGGCGGTTGAGTTAGAAGGTTATAAAAGAGATGCTATCATAAGAGAAGCAACTAAAGATTTAGCCGAAACTCAAATCGAAAAGCTTAAGTCATTAGCAGAAAATGTAGACTTTGAAGATGAAGAGACTTTCTCTCAGAAAGTAGCACAACTCAAAGAATCATACTTTGCTAAGGCTGCAACTAGTCCGGAAGATACAATTGAAGAAGATACACCTATAGTGAACACTTCAGACTCAATGGCATCTTACCTAAAAGCAATCCAAAAAACTAACGTCAAATAGGGGAGTCCTAAATGTTATCATACGATAAGTTAATAGAAAAGTGGTCTCCAGTTCTTAATGAAGAATCAGCTGGAAATATTAAAGACCACCATAGAAAGGCCGTAACTGCCGCAGTTCTTGAAAATCAGGAAATAGCTCTTAAAGAAGAGGGAAT